GGATCCAGCTTTTTAAATTCTTCTTTGAAATCTTTGATGAACTCTTGGGTTGTTTCTTCGTCCGTGTTCATAATAACTTCAAAACATTTCTTGAGTTTCTCTCGACAGATTTCAGGAGTTGAGGATCTTACTGATTCCAAACCTGTTACTGATATCTTTGGAGTATCATAATGAACTCCTTCAGAGTTCAATGTATTCAGTATATATCTTTTCTTGGCAACAAAAATTCCACGGTGAGCAATCTTTTCACGTTTCATTACCATTGCATTACGATAAGTACCTAAATCAGCGGCAAGCTTTTCGTAACCATCCTCAATGATTTGCTCAATCTTTGTTGAACATACTCGGTCAAGGAACTCTTCACCTTTGTCTTTATCAATATCAGTTGTACCGAACACTTCAGTAATCAAAGGACCAAAGTCAACATAGATAGAGTCAGTATCAATATAAATGATATAGTCAACATTATCGGTTCCAAGAACTTTATTCAAATAATCATTTACAGATTTTTGAGCATAACGAATACTTAACTGACCTGAGGTTGTAATTGCTTCTGCCATTTCGTTAATATAGTATAAGAAATATACGTTAGCAGTTGCACCATACAAACTGTTCATGGCAATCTTAATTGACATTTGTGAATTGTGAAGTTGATTGATTTCGCGTTTCAGTCTTTTCAGTTCAGCAGGATCTTTTTCAATCTCAAACTGTTGTTCAGCAGCAATCATTTGCTTTTTGATAACTGAACGGTTATTATAATATTCATCAATGATTTCAGGAATGATTCCAAGTTTCTTATTTGAGAAACAAACACCGTTGGCAGCAACTGATACATTTGGACGATCATTCTGATATTCACCTTTCAGAACCATATCTTGAGTTACATATTCTCGGTCATCAGGCATATATGTTTCAGGTGACATATTATATTGTAACATCAAGTGAGGATATAGAGAGTTAAGGTCAAATGATACAACCCAAGGATGCATTCCGACTTTAGGATCTTTTACATAACCACCTACAAGATCTCCTGCTCTTTGACCAGGACTGCCTTTAAGTGGAGGAACAATTTTATCTTTCATCAGTTTACGATAAATGGTTGATTCCCAAATACCTACCGTTCCGAAAGCATCTCCATAATTAACTCCACCATCATAAGCAACAGTCATAACCAAAGCAAGCAATCCTGTCTCTTCTTCAAGACGAGCAATCAGTTGAGTATCTTTAAGGTTATAGTCCAAATATAATTGTGGATTCTCTTCCCACAATCCAGTCAGCGAACCATATTCAGAGTAATCAATTTTCTTTTCACCAAGGACAACATAAGCAATGTGGTCAAGTCGATATGATTCTTGAGGACCATACTTATAACCAAATTTCTTGAAGCAATCCATATAGTCAATAACAGCAACACCCATAATAGAATATGTTGAATTGACTTTACCAAAGATTTCACGGGATCTTTGTTTGATTGATTTATGTGGAGATAACCGTCTTGCAGTATCTTCTCCAAGTAATGCTATGATACGAGTTACGATGTATTGAATATCAAAGTACTCAACGTTCCAACCTGTTACGATATCTGGATAATCATTAGTCCATAATTTCATAAAGTATTGAAGTAAAGCACGTTCACCATCAACTCCATCAAATAATACAAACTCAATCTTGTCGTGTGGAATATCAGTTACAGTTTTTGTCTTGTCGTAATCTTTACGACCAAGTACATAATAGGTATCATTTCTTGAACTATGATAAGCAATTGAAGTAATAGGTTTATCAGCCGTTTCCATATTGGCATAACCGTCACTGATGTCAACCTCAATATCAAATGAAACAATATTAACTTGACTTACGTCATATGTAATCTTGTCAGGATATTCTTCTTGAATAAACTGTGTGACATAGTTTGTTGAACCGAAGGTCTTCATACCATGAACACCTTTGTATTCTTCAATGAAGTTCTTTGCTTCACGCATATCACCAAACTTGTGTGGAGATACAGGTAAGTCACCTTCTAAAGAACGATAACCTTCTTCTCCAGCTTTTGGAGTATGAACATATAGAGTTGGTTGAAAAGGTACGCGATACGAAAAACGTTTGCCGTTTTCATAACCACGATGTAAGATATTATTACCATACCTTTCAACGGATGTATAGAATTTTGTCAATGCCATAAGCCTTTTTGTAAATTTAGATAACCATTATACACTAATTGACAGGGAATGTCAATAGGTTTATGCTGCGAGCTCGGAGAAGTTCTTGAGTTTCTCAAACTTAAGGTTGTTTTCAAACTTTTCAGCAAATTGGTCTCCACGATGTGATATCACAAAGATATTGTCATCGGAATTCAACCCATGTAGTGTTTCAATTAAACTCTCAATACCTACGCCATCTAAAGCGCCGTCAAGAGTTTCATCAAGTATCAATAAGTTAGTGGATACGGAAGAACGAAGTTTCGCAACAGACCTCCACGCCAACATAATTGATAATGTGATACGTAGTTTCTCACCTTCTGAAAAACTAGCATAAGTAAATTTGTCTCTGAACCTAGAACGAATAACTTCATTGAACTCTTCATCCAATTGAAAGTCAACAAATAAGTCAAATGCTGCAAGATACTTGTTGATGAGTTTATTAATAACAGGAATGTACTGAGATATGATCTTAGCTTTGATACCACCATCTCTTAAAATAGTTTGCACAATATTCAATACTTCATGTTCATCGAGTAGCTTTGTTCGTATCTCTATTTGCTTATTTAATTTCTTCTGTAGATTATCAATCTTACTTGTATCAACTTCATCAACCTCTTTCTGAGCATTGTCTAAGTCTTTCTTGTATGTAATCAGCGCGTTCTTCGACATTTTAATCTCAGCTCGGATTTCAGATATCTTAAAGTTGATTTCTTGTATCTGTTCTTCAATTTTTGAAATTGCATTTAGTCTTTCTTGATGTTTCTTAATAACTATACCTGTTGCTTGAAGACTTGTTTCAATTTGAGCTTTCTTTTGATTCTTTTCTATAATCTGACCTTCTTTGAAATCATGAGCAATACCTTGCTTACAAGTTGGACAATCATCGTTATGTTCGTAAAAGGATAGTTCCTTATCAAACGCAATACGATTTCTTTCAAGCTCTGCTCTTTTTTCTGTAGCATCTTGGAATTTTTGTTTCTCATCAAGTTTATCAGATATATCATCGTATAGTACTTTAAGTATTTCATCTTGAGTATCAATGCGAGTATTCTTTTCTTCAATTAAGTCAATATGTTCAGACATCTTTTCTTTAATCTTATCAACCTCAACTGTTTTAAGTTTACGAATCTCTTCGTTGTTCTCTTCAGCTGATTGCATATTGTTTTCTGTAATCTCAATCTCATATTTGTTGTCATTGATTTCAGTCTTAATACTTGACATACGATCTTTTGCTAATGTACCCATAACAGAGAACACACCAATATCAAGCAAGTCTTCAATAATCTCACGACGTTGATATGCACGCAATTCCATAAAAGGAATATAAGTAGCAGAACCAAGTACTACAATTTGATTAAAAGCTTTAAAGTTAATACCTAGAATATTAGATTCAAGGAACTCTTGATAATCACGAACTGATGCGTCTTGATTTATCATTGCTCCGTTTTTCCAAATTTCAAAGATGTTTGGTTTAATACCACGACGAATCATATACTTATCACCGCCAGCATTAAAATATAATTCTACAACAAGTTCTTTATTATTAATAGAGTTAACAAGCTGTGCTTTATTGATATTACGGAAAGGTCGACCGTATAACCCAAATACAATTGCATCAAGCAATGTGGATTTGCCTGAACCGTTTGACCCAGCAATTAATGTACTAGGTACTTGATTTAGTTCAATGGTTGTATATACATTTCCTGTGGATAATATGTTTTTATATTTTACCTTCTCAAAATTAATTCGCATTATAAACTAAGTGCCTCGTGATATAACTCATCAACTAAACTTTTTACTTTGCCTTTATCGACATTCGTCTCAAGAGAGTCAATGTATTGTGATAATATTTCTGTTGTGTCTTTTGTTTCATCAAGTATTTCATCAACACCTTCTGCATCCAAATTCATATGATCGTCAACTGCTCGAACATCGACTGCTCCGCATTCTGACATACGACTCATAAACATATCATAAAGATAAGCATTAGTTCTATTTTGAACAATTACTTTAACATAGGTATCTTTATATTGGTCAACATCGTATTGTGCAACAGTATCAACTGTCCATTCAGCATCATCATAAAATACTTTATAAAATACACGATTTGGATTTTCAATTTTTGTCATCTCTCGAGTTTCGGTATCAAATACATGGAAACCTCGACTACCTTTGTAATCTGACCAAGTCATTTCGTATGGTGCACCAAGGTACTCGACATTGCCATATCTTGAAGGATGGTGAAAATGACCAGAGAACGCAGATTCAAAATTCTTAAATACATTCATATCAAGTCCATGAGTACATAAAGCACCTTTCATCATCTCGAAACCTTTTACTTCTAAATGACCCATAAGTATATGAGCATCAGATTCAGATACGAATTTTAGATTCTCTTCTGCATTTTCTTTATTAATCCAAGGAAGCATACAGAATTTAGTTGAACCAATCTCAAGATGTTTTGCTTTGTCTTGATACAAGTTAAATTGTGGATATTCCTTTGTTAGAAGATTCATACTATTGACTTCATTACTATTTACGTAATAGGTATCATGGTTTCCAATAAGAGCATGGAAATCTATATTACGCTTTGCTAAATTGTCAAATAGAAATTCTTTACCTTTCTGTAGAGATACATAATTTATATATTTCCGTCTATCAAATGTATCTCCAAGGTCGAACACAGTTGTAATGTTGTGTTCATCAATATACGGAAAGAATACTTCTTCAAAAAATTTTCTTTGGACTTCGTGGAATACTTTACTATCACCACGAGCACCGATGTGAATATCGGTAACGATCGCAATCTTCATGTTAATCCTCGGCAGCTACTTCTGCAGCTACTTCTTGTCCTCTCAACTCAACTTGATTAATTGTTGATTGGGCAGATTGTAAATATGCCATAAGCTTATTTCGTTGTTTTGTAATTTTATCTTTCTTTGTTCTTGCACGATCCCACTTGAGTCGAGATACTTTATCTTTATATACAACTCCATATAAGTGGTCAAATTCATGTAAGAAACATCTTGCGGTATAACCTTCAAAAGAACCACTCTGTTCCTTAAGTTCTTCATCATACCATTTTGCTTCAACTTGTTTAGGCCTTGCTAATCGAATAAACATATCTGGATAACTTAAACAACCTTCAACGTCCAATTCAGTTTCTTCTGATACTGAAATAACTTCAGGATTGATAAACATCATGCAGTTTTCTTTATTCTCCCCAATAATAAACAACTTATGGTCAAGGCCAACTTGACAAGCAGATAGACCTAGACCTCTTTTGGAAACCATTAGCTCTGTCATTTGTTCTTTTAATTCTTTTGGGTCAAATCCCGGATTCTTCAAATCAACATCAGCTAATTCTTTTTGTAAGATTGGGTCTGTACTTTTTACTAAATTCATAATTTACCTTCTTCTCTCATTTGTTCGCGAATTTTGGTTGCAGAGATTTTATGTACATCTTCACCAAGATCGTGTTCTGTAAATGTATAACCTACTCCACGACCGTAACTGATGTCGACGATATTAGGAACGGCCATAATCATATATTCGCGACCTTCTTCATAGCCCGCATCACCAAGACCTTTCTTAATACCGTCAATGACAGCAATCTCTCCAAAAGGATTATCGGTTTGAGCAACAGTGCGTCCTGCACCAGCATCACCTTCAAATCCATATACTTCACGTACCATTATAACAACTTGTCCCGTCAATGTCAAGGCCTTTTCAAATAATTTTGTATGACCTTCATGCCAAGGTTGCCATCTTCCCAACATTTGAACTGTTGGTTTCTTAAAATCGAATGCGTTCTCCATGTCAAACATTTTGCTTTACTCCATATTTTATATACTTATACCATAATCTTTCATGACCATAATACAAGAAAAACTTTATCACCAAATCAGCAAAGAATACTGCGCCTACTGCTTTTTGAGGTAAACCAAAATATAATGCAATGAGAGCGGTAACTGTCGATGCGATGATTCTCCATGTCACTGCTTTTGCCAAATGACGTTTCTTTTCTAACTCTGCCATTGTCTAAAAGCCTTTTCTAGAATTGGTTCAATTTTCAATTCTTCATTTGGACGAAATGCATCGACTATATAATCAATACTATCAGGATGAGGAGCTTCAAATACTTTATTCGTATCTTCAAATCTACCTTCCTCAATAGTATTCATCCAAATAACATAATCAGGTTCAAACTCATCTCTTGCCTTTTGAAAAGGACAAACGAAATCAGTAATCGCAATCTTACCTGCCATACTTACTCCGTCTGCGAGATGTCTCATACGAGCTGCTTGCCTCATTCGGCCTTCAGTGCTGAAATCCCAATCATTATATTTTTCTCTTACTGCGTCTGCGTTAATCCAGACACCTTCAACCTGCTCTGCGAGCGGTTCTGATAACGTGCTCTTACCACTACCTGGTAATCCAAATACTAATACTTTCATTACGTCCTTATTATTTTTTCTTTAGTTTATTTTCGAAGTCATCAATGAATTCGTTAATATAGTCAGGTAGCTGATTGCCAGTTACCTCTTGTCCCATAGAATCAAATACTTCATTGTCATGCATTTGTCTTTGGGATGCTTTGAACTTGATATACATTTGCTTTTTCTCTTTAGAGATCCTTCTTAGGAATGCATACCAAATGATTTGAGTAAAATAGGCAAATGGGTTTTGAGATTTTTCTGGATTAAAGTTATGTATATATTGTAGGCAGTTTTCAATTCCGTCTGAAATCATTTCTTCCTTATACATATAACCGCTGAAGTTTGGTCTTGTTGCCAATCTTTGTGCAATCATCATAATACATTTACCGATATAATCGGGTACTTGTGGATTAGTTTCTCCACATTCTTCTGCCTCAGCGCATCTTTCTCTATAATCAATTAATGCGGCAAGGAGATCTTTGTTGTTTACGTAATTTCTTTTCTTAGCCATTTCAAGCTAGTCTCCTTGTATTAAATTAGTAGTTATTATAATCTATATTTGCTGTTTTGTCAATAGACAATGTACAAATATGAAATTAATTAAACTTTTTTCATTTTTTCTATTGACAAGTCTCCGAACTCCTTGTATAATAAGTCTATCGGCTTTAAGGTATATCTAAGTTAAATGTCAATTGTAAATATTTTAAATGGAAATTCCTCAGTCGAGTAAATCTCAATTCTCTGTTTAAAGTGTTTGAGAGTATAATTTTCAAAACTCCCCACCGATAAATCATCAGCGATATCATAGAGGACCGCATTCTGCGAGTCCTCCGCTTTACGCAAACTTCTACCAATTGATTGTAATACTTTAATCTCCGATTTACTCGAAGAGGCAAAGATTACATTGTCGAGCCTACGTATATTAACACCGGTACTAAATACTCCGTATGAGGCAAGAATATCATGTTTCTTGTTAGGATCATTTTCAACCAAATGTCGAATTCTTTCACGTTCTTCTCCTTTTGTTGCACCGTATATAAAATGTAACTCACGTCCTTCTTTTTCTAATAAAGGAGCAAGGATCTTACCATGTTTCTCAACCAAGTCAAATAGAATCAAATTGTTTTGGTCTTCAAGAGAATGAACGAGATTACGAATAAAATTGTTTCTCTTTTCATGGTTAACAATAAATTCTCTTTCAGCAGGCCATTTACGAACTGATTCCTTTACACTTGCCATTGCTTTCTTAAAGTTTTGTTTTGCTTCGTTACTATGATTCAATACAATTGCCTTAACTTCAAAGTTAGCAACAGTACCTTCGTCCATAAGTTTCTTCGTTGATATAACCTTCTTAACTTCTCCAAAGCAACCTTCTAATACTAACCTATGTGTTTTGCTTTCTGAAGATTTGAGTGTACCTGTAAATCCATGACGGAATTGACAGTCCTCAAGGTTATGCATAATTTTTGTTAACGACTTTGCTTGGAAGGTATGAGCCTCATCTCCCATCACACAACCAAATTGACGGAACCAATCCTTGGGCTGTTTAATTAAAGATTGCCATGTAGAGATAACAATAGGAGCTTTGGTGTTTTTATCTACTCCGCCTTGAATTGTGTATATTTCATCTTCACAACCATAATCTACAAAGTCACCTGACATTTGATGTACTAATGAAATGGTCGGAACAATAATCAATGTCCGTAAACCAAATGTTTGATAATAGTGCTGCTGAATTAAATAAATGATTAACGACTTACCTGATGAAGTCGGAGATAGTGATAAAGACCTACGATTCTTTAACGCATTTTCAATATACTCTATCTGATAATCACGAGGCTTGAACTTACAACTAATAGATTCCGCAAGTTCTTCAACATAACCTTTTTCAATAATTTCCTTTTCACCAATTTCAGATGGAGCATCTAATATATAATCGCGCTGTTCGCAAAACTTTTGTAAGTGAGGATATAAACCAACATATAGAACAGGTCGCATAGGTTGAAACAAACGAATTGTACCATCCCATACTCTTGCTTTATATTTTGGACTGAATTGATAACCTTCAGGTTTGAAAGCAAAGAACTCAGATAATTCAGACTTCATACCCGCATCTGCTTTGATACGCATATATACCGAATTAATATATTCTACTTCTATTCGTTCACTCATAATTTAAGTGCCAAGACCACCAGGATTGCTGTTAATAATATGTTAGTGAAAAAGATACCTATTGCTAAAATAGTATGATACCAAATCCATCTTGTCTTATAAGCATTTTCAATGGTGACCTCGTTTGGGTCAACATCATCTGCCATCATATCAATTACTTTAGGTTCAGGTTTTATCTCATCTTCCTGCTTCCACGCCCATTCCATAAATTTATTGTACATTAATAATCTCCGGATTGGAATTTTAGAATATCAATCATATTCTTAATTACAAAATTCCTACTGTGTATTGTTTTAATTATATCTTCAAGATAGTTTGCATTTGCGCTATGGAAATCAATTGTAAGACTTAACTTAATAATATCTTTATCTGCTTGAATGTATTTGTCTAAATCGTTTCTTAATACTTTTAACTGAAACGGCTTCCAACCTTTTTCCTTTAAAGTTAACTCATCCATTGAGCCGTCGTAATAATTACGCTTCTCCATTTCAAGTTCTTTATATTCGGCTTTAAGTTTCTTTACACGTAAGACTTCTCTATAATAAAGATTATAGTACTTACTATGAAGTTGGGGAATTCTTTTACTTTCACCAACCAAGTTCGTTTCATCAATTGGTGAGTCTTGCGCCCAAATGGCCGCTATATCATTTGTGTCCATAATCTATCTCAAACTATTAATTACATATCTATTATACACTATTTGTATATAAATGTCAATAGTTATTTACAGCTGTTGCATTGTAAATGTATCGTATCTCATTGTGACCGAACATGTTGCATAAGAAACATCTTGAACATTTACGTCAAGATTAATTGCTCCTAACGATGTAGGGAAACTATCTTTAAATGTAAACTGCACATGTGGATTTTTATGAGAATTAGTAATCGTTAATATAATATCTGATTTAAATCCATTCGCAGCAAGTAAGCTTTTTGTTTGGTTGGTTGATTCTGGACCAGAAATACCTTCCATCCAATTAAGCACTTCTTTATAATTATTCATATTTTCATCAACGATAAATGTTAATTCTAAATCAGTATATGAAATGTTCTGTGGTACTTCGTAAAAAGGATTCGTTGGAGAACTTAGTTCTATTGCCGAAGCGGTTAAACTTGGAACGGCTGCCTTTTGCGTAAAAAACTCAACGTGAGGTAACCTCTGAATACTAACAGAGAAGTTTGTCGGAGATAAGTAATTATTAATTATTTCTGTCATGTACTATTTCCTATAAATAGATTTATCAATTGTTAACTATACTATTTATTAGATTGGACTAAATCATGCAAAACATTCACGACCTTGATACAGCTGGGCTGACAATTCAAGAAATCTCAACATTACATAATCAAATCATACTTGGAAAGGACTACGATTGGTGGTCTGAAATACAAGCAGGTGGTACTGTCGTCGACATTGGAGCAAACATTGGATTATTTTCAAAGAAAGCTTTAGAGGCAGGTGCAGGCAAAGTCTTAATGATTGAACCTAACAGACGATTACTTAAAGCTGCGATTAAAAATGTATCTGACCACATAATTGATACACCACCTGAGCAAGTCAAAGTTAAAGCAATCAATGCTGCGATTGGAAAGGATGTAGATAGACAAACAATTTACAAATCGCAAACGATGGTTGAAGGTGAAGAACCGAGAGTTATGACTCTTGCCGAAATCACTTATTGGAATAATTTAGAGTTTATTGATTATTTAAAGATAGACGCTTGGGGAGCAGAATATAATATCTTATGTCCTGATATATTACCTTTCTGTATGGACCGAACACGATTCATTGCGATTCGTTGTTATATGGATAAACGATATAATACGAAAAAGATCTTTGAGAAATGGAGAGAAGAAATTTTAACTCCACTTAAGAATAGGTTACTATTTAAAGATGAAGCTTTGAGAGAAAAGATTTGGTATGATGATTGGGAAGATCACCTTCCAAATACATTTATGATATATGTTAAGAATTGGTAATAAACAACATAAAGGAACACCACTTACTAAAGTCTCCTTTATTTAAAAACTCATCGTCGTAAGCTTTTTCTCTATCTTCATGTTCGAGGAATCTTACTTGATTAACATCAAATTCTCTTAATAGACCATCGCGAAATTTTTGCCATTGTTTAACACAACCGCTGTATGCGTTTAAATGAAACTCGCAAGCAATATGTTTTACGTTGTTTTTCAAATACGGAAGATTCATTTCGGTAAAGATACCATACTCTCCACCTTCACAATCAATTTTTAAATAATCTATCTTTGGGATATCGTAATCAACTACAAGATCTAAGAAAGACATCTTTTTATAATCTTTATGGTCTGAATAGACATTCGCAAAATGATTTGCTGTTGAACCAATCCCGGCCTCAATAGGTAAGACAGGAACCTTTCCGTGGTCAATAAAATAATCCGATATGTTTCTTATAAGCGTTTTGAGATGAGGGCGAGAAGGCTCAACGGCAATGATACGATTAGCACCACGATCCAAAGCATGACATACAAAAAAGCCAACACAAGCACCAATATCGACAACAGTATCACCAAGCTCAACGTCACGCCACCATTGATAATCTTTTCTATAAAAGAATTCATGATATAAAGTTTGAACATCCGTTAACGGAAGTCCCTCAGTTAATAAGTTTAAGTTTAAATGTTTCTTTTCCATAATCTACCAATTGTGTATGACATTTGCCATAATAAAGAAGCAGGTTAAAAAGTTAACCCCCACAATAAGAGTCCGAAGCAAAGCCACATAATTATCATAGGGTTCGGTCTTTTCATCAGAGAACCCTCCTAATGCATACTTCCATATTGTCCATATATTTTTCATTCGTAATCATTACCAACATATTCAAAAAATCCATTAGGACCCACTCTATATGTTGACCCAGGTTTCAAATCAAGTTCGTCAACAACCAAGAACTTATCATCAGGATCTGATTCTTTAAGAATTCTAAATCCATCAGGGAACTGCTGTACTAACGTATTTTTAATTTGTGTAAATTTTCCGTCTACCATTTTATATATTCTCCAAGTCTGTATTAAATTGTTCAGTAGGTGTTGTCTTAGTCCAAAAGCTCAAAGTTTTGTTTGTTTCTTCAATCTGTTTCTTTAACTTTACAATTTCGTCTTTTGTAAGGTTAATGATACTTAATGCGAGCAATCTGTTTGTGTCACCTCCTAGTGCAGATGTCTCTTGCATTATTTGTTTAACGACCTGTGCCTTTGTATTGTCTTTCATTACAATACGACTATCAATAAACGCTTGAATAAACTCCATCTTAACTTTAAGCCATCGAACCTCTTCAGTATACTTTGCTACTTCAGCGTCAATTCTCTGCTGTAGTATCCCAAGGCGGTAGTCACAAAAGTCCTTTAGAAGTGTTTTTGCATCCGCATATTCTCGGAGTTTGCCGTCAAAATCAATAACTGTGATGTTTTGCGAATATGGCTTGGATAACTTAAACTTAGAAATAAGCTTAGCATCGTTCCATTTAGAGGAGGCTAATTTGAGTTTAACCTCAAACCTAAATCCATTCTTATCACAAAGATCGTCGTAAGATACAATATCTCCATCTTCCTCTAACTTATCAAGTACCTTAACATATCCTTCTCGGTCAAAGCCGTATGGTACTTCTGTGATGGAGACTAAGGTTTTACCCTGTCGTTTAAAAGTACCATACGAAACATACTTGGTGGGATCTTCAGTACTCTGCTCAACCTCTCCTGTGTAATCCGGAAACTTGACTCGGATTGGAGTTCGTATTGCATTGTTATTAATATACTGAAGACAAGCCTTAGCAAGATCTTGAGGATCGTGCGGAAGAATGTTTGTAGCAAATCCTGTCGCAATACCTTTTGTTCCATTTACAAGTACCATAGGAATGATAGGTAAATAGAATTGAGGTGGTTCGTGCTCAGGATCTTCATGTGCCGGACTCAAATCAATATCTTTAATATATTTGTTAAAATTGTCAGAGAGTCGAGAATAAACATAACGAGGAGCACCTGCTTCCTGAACAAGTCGAGTACCAAATGAACCGCGACCTTCAATTAAGCAAATGTTGTTGTTCCAAGTTGCTGCCATTAATTGACCTGCGCCTGCCGCAGATGCTTCACCATGATTATAACCATAATCTGATATAATACCTGAGACTGCAGATACCTTTTTAAAATCTTTCTTACTGTTTAAGATAGAGGAATATAGGTAGAACCTTTGAACAGGTTTGAGTCCATCAATCATATTTGGAATAGCACGAGATTCAACGGTATACATTGCGAATGATTTCCATTCGTTAGCTGCTACCTTTGAAATAGGATACTCTGTTCCTAAATTGTTTTCACTAATGTAAGCTGTTAAATCACTCATAAATAATTACCTATAATCTTGTTGTTATCCACTCTTTTAAATTCTTGTTTTGTTACGACTCCAGATTTTACATCATCAATTAATCGTAACGCATTTTCCTTTGTCATTTTACCTACTGTATAGTTGTGTAACATTATACATACATAATCTTGACAAGGCTTTGGTCTGTTTTCGTATATTGCACATTTGTTAGTTGATGTTAGGTTAACACAAGGTAATAACAAATCATCTTCTCCTGGTATGTCAACTTTATCAAATAGTGTACCATTACAACAGAGACCACAATCAAAGCAAAGATTATCCAAACATATACTCCTTTCTTAAATTGCTGTCCTTACCAAACATCATTTGAAATACTGATGCATCATCAACTGTGACTACATCATACTTCGGACAATTAATAATAGTACTATACTCATCTTCGGTTAATGAACCTAGACCTTTAATGTATCTGTGCTTATATGTAGATTGCTTATTCTTAAACGAACTTGCTTCTTCATAAGTATAGAACCATTCAACTTCATCACCTTTTGAACTAATCATAATAGGTGTTCTCGTAATCATTACTCTCTGTTCAGTTAACAGACGAGGCCAAAATTTGTAAAAGAACGCAATCAGCAATGGACTGATATGTCCAATACCATCATGGTCAGCATCAGTTAATGTTGCGATATGTTGATAAGACATATTGTCAACAGAATTAGGATCGTTAATATCCAATCCTAATACAGCAACCAATTCAGATAGTTCTTTGTTCTTTAATACCTCAGCAGGTTTCATATCCCAGGTATTCATAATAACACCACGGAGTGGAAATGCTCCAACCTTATCAGGGTCGCGAACCTTTAATAAGAATCCCATCGCAGAATCACCTTCCACAATCTTTAATGTTGCATCATCTTTATTTGCTGATATATGTTTAGCAACCTTAACCTTACGGAGTTTCTTTTGAGCCAATGTAGCAGCTCTTTTATCTGCAGCAAGTTTCTTTGCTAACTGCGCCTCAATAATTGGGTCAATAATATCAGGTGTATTTAAAATCTTTTGAGCAAGCCAAGCACCATCACGAACACCGCAAGATTCCATGTGGGATTTGATTTCTCCCCAAGGATTCGTTAACCTTTCTTTTGTTTGAGAATCAAATTTAGGATTCGTAAAGTTCCTAGCAAACATCACAAAGGTTAAACCACTCTTAATTGTAGTTTTTAATACTTCGACTTTATGACGTCTTTTAATTTTAACAACGAGTTCATCTATAATAGCGTTCATAAAGACATCTACATAAGTACCACCTTGTCTTGTGTTAACACCATTTATAAAACTATTCGTTCTAAATCCATCCTCTGAAGGTGCAATAAAGTATGACAGATTATCAGTCTTCTCAAGAATTGTAGTATCACTGAATAAAGCAGCATACTGTTTAATGTCTTTTACTTTAACTCTTTTCTTATCAAAGCTAAATTGGATTTCTGGGAAAGCCATTTGTAAACTGATAAGACGATCTTCAATTAATGTAATCGTATCAAGTTCTTCTAAACTATCAACCTCAAATAAACTAAAGTCAGGAGTAAAGGTTACTTCGGTACCATGACCTGCTCTATCGCCTGTTTTAATTTTTAATGTATCAGCACCATCTTTACAATCAACTTGTATGTATTTTTTATTAGACCAAGTTTTACCTGAGAAAGATTCCGATAGGAAGTTCGTAGCAGCAGAGCCGACACCGTTAGTTCCAATCGTAACTCGTTCATCATCAAATGAGGTACCTGCATTAACTCTTGTCCATGCAGCAACAGGTCGTAAAAGTTCTTCTTTACTTGTTTCGTCAAATATTTTATCTTGAGGAATACCGCGACCGTTATCTGTCACTGTAATAGAATTACCGCGAATGCTTACATTGATTTTATTTGCGTATTTAAAATTAGTACGAATTGCTTCGTCAATTGCATTATCAAGAATTTCGTCAACCATCTTTGATAGTGCAGGTACATACTTTGCTTTCTTCCATTCTCCAAGAACAAATCTTTCGATGTCTTCCTGAGAACTTGAACCCATGTACATACCGATACGTTCACGAACATGCTGTCGTGCCGTAAGTATTCTAAATTGTTCAGTGTTCGTTGCCACTATATTGTCTCCATCATCAATTGCCATTATACCACAGTTGAAGGTCAATGTCAATAGTTAATTGCTTTCAGGGCTGCACCTTCTCTACGAGTTCGCGCCTTACCACCCTCTCCAGCAATTCATTATGATACCATTCTAACAGGTTTCATTGTGAATGTCAATAGTTAATTTCACTATCGTCTGGTATCTATATATTGTATAAGGAGAAAAAAATCAAATTTTTTCATATTGGCTATTGACATTCGTTATGAGATAGTATAGAATAGTTGTATATGAAATCGGAAAAGGAGTTAAATTATGAAAAATGAATATATTAAATTGTTGGCTGAACAGTCAATCAGAGATGGAGAACAAAGGTATACAGAGGCACAAATAAGGTCTCTGGTTGGAGCTCCAGATATTGACGAGGATAATACCTGTGGTTGCGGAGAAGACATCAATACCTGTCCTGATGCATACGAACATATGACGCATGGTGTCTGATATAACTAAAAGTTCTATGGATATTCCTAAAAATTATAGAACTTTTTTCAGTCTAGCTATTGACAAGATAGCCCAAATAGAGTATAATATAATCTGAAATTTGAAAACAATGGGAGTTGTTATGAATTATGAAATCAAACCAAGGACAACATTCGTGTCCACCTCGCTTCAAGGCTATATTGAGGCATCTTACGCAGACCTAGTCAAGGTCTTTGGTCATCCACAATGTACTGAAACCTCTGGTGACGGTAAGGTCGATATTGAGTGGGAAATGAATATCGAAGATTTTGACCACAATGCTATCCGTCCTTTTACAATTTACAATTGGAAAGATTACGACGGTGGTTATGAAGCAATGTCTAACAAAGAATACAGATGGCATATCGGTGGTACTTCAAAGATTGTATCTGCTTATGTTAATGAATACTTTGAAAATGAAATGGAGGCTGCGTAATGAGTAAGTCAATGACATTTGAACAAATTAAGAAATTCCTAGAAAAGGAAAAGGTAAAGTACCAAAAGGAAATGGCAACTGCCGAAGCACGAGAAAACGCTAAGAACGAACGTGCTGCTGCTAAGCTTGCGAAAATGAAAGACTTTGCGTTATATTCTGACGACAAGTTTGACCCAGCCATTGAGCTAGGATTGACTCCAACGTATAACGAAGGAGGGTTCGACCCAGAGTGGAACTAATCTGGTTTTTTGCGGCTGCTCTCGTAGTAGCCATTTGTTTCTTCGCAGTCATTAAGATTTGTTTATGGCTTGCGGAGACAGTTTGGGAAAACACATTTTTGCTGTTCTCTCTATTAATATTATTTTTAATTTTTGGATTATAAAATATGCAAGTTTGTTTCTCGGGTCCTCGCGACGGGCAGTTAGATATGAATTTACAGGCACAGGCCTTGATGGCAGTCAAGTTCTTTACAAAAGAACTTGGTATAAATCGACTCCGTACCAACATTCATATTAAGTTCCATCACAAGCTCTTTTTAGACAACTCCCACAGTGAAGGACTTTGCGAGTCGGTGGATCCGAGAAATTTTATTATTGATGTCGCATTGTATGGGAATTGGATGTCGACATTAGCTCATGAATTAGTTCATGTGAAACAGTTTGCTCGTAAGGAGCTTACAGAAAATTTACAGTATTGGAAAGGTAAGGACCACACCGAAACTGCGTATTGGGAACAGCCTTGGGAAAAAGAGGCTCGAAGGTTACAGAAGAAACTCATGATTGAATATATGAATGAGTTTGAACAGAGTTAGTATTTGGAAATGCGCTCATAGCTCAATTGGATAGAGCAACAGCCTTCTAAGTTGTAGGTTCCAGGTTCGAGTCCTGGTGGGCGTGCCAAATTTATAGGTCAGTGGTATAATGGTATTACGTCAGTCTCCAAAACTGAAAATTGCGGTTCAACTCCGTGCTGGTCTGCCCAGTAACATTAACTATACAGGATAATAATAATGACTTGGGATCATAAACCCGCAGAAGAGAAACCTTATATTCAATTGATATGCAATCCATACGAAGATAAAAGTTCAACTAATACACGAATCACCATTGACGTAATGGAAAAAGATTTGAGCAAAGATGATATGATTGAAGTATTAGAAAAATTTATGATATCAATGGGCTATCATTTTAGTGAAGGCGAACATTTAGGAATAGAACACTACTGATGGATATTGTAGTAACAGAAGTAACGGAACACGAAGATGGTAGTGCAACACTGCAGATTGATATGGACAATGAAGTCCTTACAGCACTACTTCAATCTGCTTTATTGGATGCAATTAAAAAAGGTTTAGAAATATATGAAAGTCGAAATATCTAATTACAACGTTGATGGCGACCAGACAATTAATGTTCGTATAGACGACTTTGATACTTGGTCCATAGACCATACACTTGCTCCTATTATTTTACCTATGCTCAAACAGCTAAAAGAGACTACACACGGTTCACCCATAGTTGACGATGAAGATGTTCCACATCTGCCTAAACAAGGAACCCCTGACAACGAAGCAATTCAGCGTGATTTTTTTAGCAGTAAAGAGCAAGACGAATTATTTTGGGGCCAATACGAACAAAGGTGGAATTGGATTTTAGACGAAATGATATATGCATTTGATTGTAAGGTAAATCTAGAGGAAGTGTTTATGCGATACAATCCGTTTGACGACTCATTTCGTATAGAACAAGAACGAATAAGTAATGGCTTTCGTTTATTTGGCAAATATTTTGAATCCCTATGGGACTAAAGATTGACATTCTTAATAAAGTATGTTATAATAAATATGTTTTTATACAAAGGTTTAGATAAAAGGTAATGTCTAAGAAGAAAGAAAGAATACCTCTAAAAGGCGGAGCAGAATACGATGCTCTAACTAAATGTCGCAAGTGGTATATATACTTGACTAAATCAGGCGTTACTAAAAGTATTAAGAAAGGTTATAACAAAAGGTTTAGAAAAAATGGAAAGGAACAAATCAAATCCAGTAGCGAAGAACTGTAATAAGTTCAATAAGCCTGCTACGCACAAAGATCGTAAGAAGGCAGCAAGCCGTGGTTATACTAAACATAAGGGAATAAACAATGAACTTAGTAGAATACTTTAAAGAACTACAAAGTCATGATTGGTATTATGAATATTCAGACGACCATTCAGTTTGGACAAGAGGAAAGAATAATAGTCGTAGGCTACAGTCAGCAGCACAAGAAAACGAAGTGATGCTGCGAATGTATAAGGATTACGCTGACTATGTATTTAATAAAATGCCAAAGCCTGTAATTGAAACGTACATATGAGATTGTTAGAAGAATCATACGGTGATATCAGAATCTTTTCTGAACGACCTTACGGTTATAAAAGGTACATTGTGAATTGGCCTGACGGTAGAGAAACAATGTATAGTGGTCTGTGGTATAAATTTGAACAAGTAAAGAAACTTGTTGAGGAACAACTGCCGGATTAGCTCAGCAGGTAGAGCAGCTCACTTGTAATGAGAAGGTCGCGAGTTCGATTCTTGCATCCGGCACCATATTGGAAACGTTATGAAAGAAGTATTTGTATTTGATGTAGACGGAACATTGACAGATTCACGGAAACCTATTGACTCTGAATTTGAATCCTATATGATTGAATTTGCGAAAAACAATGACGTCTATTTCGTCACTGGATCCGACAGACAAAAGACCTTTGAACAAATAGGTCCAAATTTATACGAGTCTGTCAAGGGAGTCTGGCACTGCAATGGAAACGAGTATTGGGAGAAGAATAGGCGTGTTAGTAAAAATGACTATACTCCTGATTATGAATTTAAACATTACTTAACTCAGTTTGTTCATAGAAGCAAATATCCAATTAAGGCAGGAGATCATTTAGAGATTAGAACAGGTATGATTAATTTCTCTGTCGTTGGTCGTAATGCAAATGAACAACAAAGACAACAATATTATGATTGGGATTCAAGGAATAAGGAAAGACATCAAATCGTAGAAGATATTAATCGTCTATATCCAGCAGTACACGCAAGTATCGGTGGACAGATAAGTATTGATATTATTCCTAGAGGTAATGATAAGTCACAAGTGGCTAAAATCCTAAATAAAGAATATGAGTTTATTCATTTCTTCGGAGATAGAATGGCTTATGGTGGAAATGATTATCCACTTGCATTAGTAATTGACTTAGGTAAGATGGGATGGAACCATCCTGTTGAATCTTGGCAAGACACCTGGGAGAGGTTAAAGGAATTATGAAAAAGAAAATAACGTATGCACACGAGTTGCATGAAGAACAAACACTCGAAGT